GTATGGTCAGCCCGACTGCTCCGCAGCCGGTGAGCGCACCTCTTTCGTAAAACAAATGGCTACGTTTAATCGTAGCCTTGCGCCGCGCAGTGATGTTGTGAAGCGCGCAATTGATTGTTGTGAACATTTGTATCGTGATGCTTTGTGGTTTTGCGAGTTTGAAGAAATTCCTAAGGGCACTAAATTGCGTGATTTGTTTGATCGTTTACTTTTGTCTGTTGATAAGAAGAGTTCTCCTGGTTATCCGGATGTTTGGCAGGGTATTTCTACTAATGGCCAAATCTTGGAGAAACCGGAACTCGTTGAAGCTGTGTGGATCAGATTTCAAGAATTGATGGAATGTTTGAGGCGTGGTGAGAAATTGCCAGAGCCCGTTGTTCGAATTTTTGTGAAACCTGAACCGCATAAGGTTGAGAAAATCCGTGAAGGGAGACTCAGATTGATTTGGGCTTTGCCACTGGCTTACCAGTTGGTTCATCGCCTTTTCTTTGGGCCTTCCCTTGCCGCTGAGATCAGCAATTACCGAACAATTCCTTCGAAAGTTGGAATGAGCTGGGTACGCGGCGGAGCCCATCGAATCTTCAAGTCTTTAGATGATGGGAGCGATGAAATTTTGGATTTGGATAAGAAAGGGTGGGACATCTCCGCGCCGTCGTGGTTGATTCTTATGGATCGCGACTTGCGTTGGAGGCTTTGTGCTAACCCCAATTCTGTGTGGAAGCATGGAATTTGGGCATGCTATGACTCGCTCTTGATTTCGAAGGTAATATTCTCTGATGGATTGTTGTTGGAACAGCTTGAGCCGGGCATTGTCCGCTCTGGCTCTATGATTACGATCTCAGGGAATTCCCGAATGCAAGTTTTGTTGAAACTGAACTATTGTTATGATGAGCTTGGTGAATATTTCGATCCCAGGCATAAAGTCATCTCAATTGGGGACGACACTCTCGAGCGAATGAGAGGTGTTGATCCACACAAGTATGTAGCCTGGCTATCAAAATTCGGCTTCACCTGCAAGGAATTTACCATTGGCAGGATGGATTCGAGAACGTTTTGTAGCCATGGGTTCAAGAAGGTTCGTGGGTACTATGTGCCCGTCCCTTTGAACTGGGAGAAGCATCAGTATGCTCTAACGCACAAGGAGCAATCCGTTGTGCAATGGAGACCCAAAATCATGCAAGTGCGAGGAGGCCTTGAGCAAGCCAAATCCCGCGTGAAAGTCGTGCTTTGTTGAAGCCGACCTCCTGATTCAGACACACTACGTATAGCGCGCCCTGACCCGTGAACGA